AGTGTTGGCGTTCTTTTAGCTCAATAAAAGTATTATCTTCGTGTAACTTTCTATTTAAAAGTTTAAAAGCTTTTAGCGGGTCGTTATTTCTAACTATTATTTTCATTTCGTATCCTATACTCATTAAAGTAATCTATGATTGTCTCCTTATAATTTTTATATTGTGAGTTCCAGTTATAAACTTCCATTAGTTTAGAAGAATCTAATGTTCCTCTATCTTTACCAGTAGGACCAGATTTATTAATTGTTTCTATTTCATATCCAAGAATATTTTTAGATTCTTCTCTAATTACTTCTTTAGAACGAAGATATCCAGAACTTAGATTATACACTCCTGGAATCCATTTATCAATCATTTTTTTAATTACTATAACAAGGTCCTTAATATAAATGCAGTCAGCCTCTTCAACTGTAACAGGCCTTCCATTTTGGTATTGTCTTTCGATGTTCATAGGCATTGGAAATTTACCATCTCCAAATCCATATACATGCATAGGTCGAACTATTATATCTTTAGTTTTTTCTATATAAATTTCACTTAATTGTTTACATTTACCGTACCAATCTACAGGATTTTGTACAGCATCTTCTTTAATTGGTCCCGTCCAAGATCCATAAGACATGGAACTAGAAAAATGAAGTATAGGGCAGTCAAACTTATATTTAAGTTGAACTATACCCCTTACTATAGAATCTTCCGTAAATTCTTTAAAATATTGAGATAAAATAGCTTCAGACAAACTACCGCAATTTATAATTAAATTTGGCCAAGAAAGTTCTATTTTATCTTCTAAATGTTTATTAAAAGTCCAAGACTTTATAATAGGTATATTTTTTATCTGATTATTTCTATAATCTGCTGCTTGTTTCCTGTGTTTCATTTCCAAGATAGAAGCAGGTTTTAGTCCGTCTTTACCTCTATGAATAGCAGAGTACCCAGGGTATTTTTCTGACCACTTATCCATAATAATTACTGTATGTTCTTTTTTAAGAACTTCAGCAATTGCTGCTCCTATGAATCCCTGCCCACCAGTAATTAAAATATTCATATATAATCTTTTCTATAAATTGGTTTTTTATCCATTATAATCTTTGATGATGGGCAAATATTACATACCCATTCTTCTTTTTTATTAAAAAAATCTTCTATATTTATCTTATTGTCTGACCAATGTATGCCTTGATATTTTAAATACTTATTCCATTTATTACTTATAGGTTTAATATTTTCTATAGTTTCTTTTAAAAAAGCAGTTGGAGAGCACTTATATATTCTATCATTATAAATTGTAGGAGCAGGGCATACACAATTATTATAACTTTCTATTATGTTATTATCTTCAAATGGCTCCATATTTTGATTTTCATTTTTATAAAATCTTTGCCATAAATTGTTAGTTTTATTCCTTATTTTAACATATATATTGTCAATATAAATATAATAACTTTGACTGTTTTTTATAATTCTTTTATCATACTGATAATTATTTATTAATTTTAGTATATTAGATTTAACTTTATTTTTATATGTGATATCATCACTATGATACGTTATAGATATGTTAGTATTTGTTTTTTTACATATTTCAATAATATTATCATAATTATTTAATAATAATCCATTAGTATAAATAATTTTATTATTACATTCAGGCCAAACAATACTAATAAGTTCTAAATATTTATACCATTCTTTATTTAAAAATGGTTCTCCTCCGCCAAACCAAAAGTTGTCAGGATAAATTACTTTAGACCAGTTATTAATCCATTCTTCTGTTTTTTTGTATGATATAGTATCTACATTAGTATGATTAGAAAAATGATTACATTGTTGACATTGTAAATTACACTTTCTAGTAATATCTATTCCAATCCATTTATCTTTAAGATAAAGCATTAAAAATTAATTCCATTTAACTTCTTAGTTTCGTCTACAGAAATTGAACTACTGTGGCATATGTTACATATAAACTCTTCTTCTTTATTAAAAAATTCTATAATTTCTTTTCCCCCAGTTATTAGTATATTAGCCATATATCACCTTATTTTTAATAATTATTTCTTTAGATGAACACATATTACACATCCATTCTTCTTCTTTCTTAAAAAATTCTAAAATTTTATTTTCTGAATCAGTCCAATGAATACCGCTATATTCTAAATATTTATCCCATTTATTTGATATAGGATTGACAGTATCAATAGTATCTTTTAAAAATGCTAACGGAGAGCATTTATATATTCTATCATTATATATAGTAGGAGCTTTGCACACACAATTTAACCAACTATTCCTAATATTATTATCTTCATAAGGTTCCATACTATTACGATGTCCCTTATAAAATCTTTTCCAGTGCTGAGTTGTCATGTCTCTTACTTTTACATAAATATCTTTTAAATAAAAATAATAACTTTGACTTTTTTGAACATATCTCTTATCAATATATTTTTCTTTTATTAAAATATTATTTACTTCTTCTAGCACTTGTTTTATCTCTATACTATGTACGCTAATACAAATACTAGTTTTTGTTTTTTTACATACTTCTAATAAATTAGAATATTTTGATAATAATAACCCATTAGTATAAAGTAATTTATCATCACAGTTTTTCCAAACTTCTTGTACTAACTCTAAGTATTTATACCAGTCATTAGATAAAAGAGGTTCTCCTCCTGCAAACCAAAATCTTTTTGGATAAATAACATTACTCCAGTTTTCTATCCATATTTTTGATTTATCAAAAGTTATTGTCTCTGCTGTTACAAGATCAGAAAAATGATTACATTGTTCACATTGTAAATTACAGCTTCTTGCAATATCTATTCCAATCCATTCTTTATCTAGATAATGCATTTCCTATTCTTTCTAGTTCTTCGTCTTTTAAATAATGGTGACATGGAAGCATTACAGTAGATGCTGTAAATTGCTCAGTCATAGAACACCATTTTTGATTATCATTTAACCATTCATACTGATGTAGAGGTTCTTTAAAGAATGTTCTTGCTAAACAACCTACATCATTAAGTGATTTTATAACAGACTCTACCCGGTCTGGAGAGACTGCCATCGTATATCTCTCCCAGACATAATTATCTCCGGGTACGTTTGGATAGGGAAGATTGTTTTTATACCAAGTAGCAATTGCGTCTCGACGCTTTCTATACTCAAACTGCTCAAACAACTGAATCTCTTTTAAAAGAACAGCACAAGAGGTATTATCCATGTATGACTTAGTACCAAAGGTAATAATTTGTCCAGATTTTGCTCTGCCGTGTGCTGAAGAAAGGTAAGCCCTTTCCTTAACGTCTTCAAAACGTGTTGCAATTGCTCCTCCACTGCCAAGAGTTCCTGGATATTTTGTGAAGTCGAAGGAATAGCATACCGCTTCAGATGAGCTACCAGGGGTATAAGCATAAGGCTCTCCCATATAAAATGCTGGAGCTGCATCTTCAATTATACAAGTATCTACAAACCCTTCATTATCAAGAATAGTTCTAATATTTCTACAATCTACAATAGTACCAAAGTTATGTACTACAATTACTGCGGCAGGCGGAGAAATTGCCTCTTTACAATAAGCTTCTAAAGAATCTATAGAAATATTACCAGTTTCGTCACAGTCTACAAAATGAAGAGTACGATTCATAAATTTTACAGCATTTGCAAAAGCACGCCATCCATAAGAAGGAACTACAATAGTATCTCCGGGTTTTGTTAAACAATGTATAGAAATTTGAAGTGCGTCAGTGCAACAATCAGTAAAGGTCCAGTATGGAATACCTGAAAGTTCTGCACATTTATCGTGAAGAGCTTGTTGTATAGGAGATAAATCTCTACCGTCTTCTGATTGATAAGGGTAATCTAGGGCTTCGTTAATAGCTTTAAGATATTCAACTCTGTGACGCTCTAGTCTTCTTTTGTGAGGAATAAAAGCAATTTTTTTCATACTAATTAACTACACCTAAAAAATATTTTTTAGATTTAAGTGCTGAGATATCAAGCGTCTCCTTATTATAAAGAGATTTATTCATAGCAGATAAAATTTCTAATACTTTACTATTATACATATCATATAGTTCTGGATCTTTTTCTTTCATAGCTCTATAAACTAAACTATCTTCTGTTTGGTAGTTATTGAGATTAATAATATCCTCTCCTAATCCCTTAAACTTATCTGGTTGAAATCTGCCATCAAATTTATATCGACAGGCTTCAATAATTTTATTTCTATAGATAGAACTATCAGATATATTTCCGAGAATACTTGGGTAGTTACTTTTTAAATAGTTTTTTACTAAGTGAGATTGTTTAATATGTAGCTTAGGTAAATCAAGTGTAGTAAAAAACCAGTCTGCATATTGTGATGCACTAATTGTATGCGTAAAACAAACATAGTAACCTGTGTTGTCACAATATAAACTGGGTTTTAGTTCAGCAAAAATATGACCTGATGAAGGTATATTTAAATTTTTACCGTAGTAACCTAGTTCTTGTAAAACATTGTTAGTAAGTCTTCTATAATTTCCTATAGAGCCATTAAAACTTGAAGAAAATATTTCTTTATGATGTAAAAATTTTATTAAAAAATCTCGTTCAAGATTATTTATTGTAATTTTTGTTTTTGGAAGTAGTGTTTGATATACTTTTAGTTTTTGTATAGCTAAATCTATATCTTTTAAAGGATTATCTTTTGCAATAATAATATTATTAATTACAATTTCGTCTGGATCTACTTTAGCTTTAATAAAAGCTTGAACCATTGTTTCAGAATCAGCTCCTCCACTAAAATAGAGAGTAAGATATGAATATTTTTGTCTAAGCTGGTTACATCTTTCTACTAGTAACTCATCAAAAGTTTCTGAGGGTTCTACAGTCCAATCAAACTGCTCCCACGCATCATTATGTGTTATTTTGATTAAATTTTGACTAAGTTCATTAGAATTAAGAACTTCTAGTTTAGAGGAGTAAATCTTATTTGTATATAAGCTCTTTACTTGTACATGTTTCAAATTATAGTCTGTATCAAAGCTCATTCAGCGCCTATTTTCCAACCCAGTCCTTCTATCCAACTTTTATACGACTCCCAGTCATTTTTTCCAATGCGTTTTTGAAAAGGTTGATTATACTTTACCGCTACAAATAGTGGAAAATTATTCCAACCATATAGCGCGACTCTCGGATCCTCTTCACTAAAGTACTCTACTGAGAGATCATGTTCTTCATTATCCACATAGGCTTCCATACGTGCACCAGTTTCACGTACCCACTGCTCTAAAAGAGGAGTGTAGACACCCCAGAGTTTAAATTCTGCCATTTTAATCTTCCCACCAGCTCTTTTCTCGTTTAATATATAAAGGAGAAGTTGTGCCGTCTTCAAAAACAACAAAGGTTTTGTGGCCTTCAAGTCTTGAATATTCTGCTACTGTAGCGCGAGGACCTTCAAACGTAAGAGTAATCTCTCCTGTACTTGCTTGTTCAGGAGCTACAAAAGAACCTACATAAGAAAAACCCTCTGACTCATATTCTTCTACAGTCTCTTTAAAATCAGATCGGTTAGTTACAATTTCTAATAAAGAACGCATAAGTGTATGGTATCATAAGTCGATAAGATTGTCAATTAAAATCTGACAACATAGATTAAAATGCTCTTTTTTACTTGTTAAACCGTTAAAAATTTGATATACTTAAAAAATGGAGGAATAAATGGCAAGAGCTATAAAATATCAAGTTAAATATCGTCGTCATGGGTCATTCTTCTGGAAACGCCTCAAAAACATTTTAGAAGATGGATTTGTTGACAACACAAATATTCGCTTTTTTATTAATGATAAACGCGAACGAATTGAAATCTCTCTAGATAGTACTACAGTAGTCTTTTCTGAAGAACGAGTAGATGCTATTGAAGAGCTTAACCGTAAAACAAAAGAGGATCTTATAACAAGACCTCCGGGAATAGGAATGTAATGGGAAATTACTTAAATGCTAAAAAACACTTTGAAGAACTTTCTAATCAAGGAACCTTTGCCGCTTCAGGAGTCCTTGAAGAGTACAATGAAGTAAAAAGACAGTGTGGAGAATTCGTAGCCGCAAAGTTTCTACGCGATATCTACGTTTTATATCAAGAGAATATGGATCTAGTAAAAAATGGTTAAAAAAAGCACTACAACAAGTTTTTCTTTCTGGGACCTTCAGGATTATATCCGTGAATGTCGCAATATGGTTCGGTGGAATCCACGTCTAGCAATTGATTGGATGGAATCTATCTCTAACCGTATTTGGGGAGAGTTACAGTCACGGCAGTATAATGAGACAGCTCGTTATATGAATACGTATCTTGACAATCTTGAAACTTATCGTTACTATAATAAACGTCACGTTTGGGATAATGACAGGGTTAGACGAGTTGCTCTTGTTCGCGATTTTGAAGATAGCACTAGCTGAAATCCAGTGCAGGAATTAATGAAATTTTGAATTTGCACAAACCTAAAAAGTGTGCTATTCTAATTGTGGAAATAAATAAATGATGATTCGTTGGAAAAATAAAAATCCTTATATAAACTTCTACCGTGAGAGCAAACGTATTCTCTTATCGGATGAAACTATTGAATCTAAAGAAAATCTTCTTAAAAGCATTTGTTCTAGAGATTACTCAGGACAGTGGCTTTTTTCTCATCCTTCACATAAGCATCTTGGGAACGGAGTTCCGCAAGAGGGTAGCGACGTAAGTAAGAATCCTTACTACGTTCTTTTATCTCACGCTCGAAGTGTTCTTCGAAATCGTGGTAACACTTCTGAGAAGATTGCAAAGATTAGCAAAGAATTTGCTTGGCTAAGCAATGAGAGTATTGAAGATTGGGCATATAATGAATAACGAAAAGTGGGGGACTTGTGCCTCCACTTTTTCTATTTAGGAGTATATTATGAATAAGTTAGAAAAAAACATATTTAATATTTTTAAGGCTACGCCTATTGATATTCTAGATGAGGAAGAGACAATTGCTACTACTGCTAGATGGAGACTCTCGTCTCCCAGACTAGATATTCTAGGCCAAGGAAGTACTAATATTGGATTATTTAATTTATGGTATGCACTAAAAGAACTTTCAGATAGCACTAATACACCATTTGTCAACGGTATATTAGTTGACAAACTTATATCTATATGCGATAATTTAATACACTATGGTCTTTTACAAGAAGATCCAGAGTATAAAAGAGAACAATTTACACTTATAACAAACGAGGAATTAAATGGCAGAAGAGAAGAACGTGGTCCGTATAGTAGACCCGAGCATGATTGATAAGCAAGAGCTTATGACAAAAATTACTGCGATTACAGACAATCTTCTTCAGATTGAAAGTTTTCGTGAAATGAATAACGATATTGTAAAGGAAGTAAAAGAATCCTACGGTTTTAACGCTTCTGCAATTCGTGCAGCTGCGACAGCTCTTTACAAACGTAAGAAGGAAGAGCTTGAAGAAAAGCAGACTGAGATTATGACTATAATTGAGTTGGTTGAAAGTGCAAAAAGACGCTCCGCCTCCGATCTTTGATTACAAAGAACCGCCTCATGAAAATGAGAGCTGGGATCAATATTTAGTCCGTAAAATAAAGGAAGAAAGAGAATATAATGCCAGAAGGACCGGAATGCACTATAGTAGCACGTCAATTACATTCCGTTATAAATGGAAAGACTATCTCAAATATAGAGATTTTAACTGGAAGATATCTCAAAAAAGAACCTAATGGTTTTACAGAGTATTTGGATTATGCAGTTAACGAAAAACCACAAAAAGTACTTGGCGTTAACAATAAAGGTAAGTTTATTTATTGGATTACTAGCTCTGGAGTTATATTCAGTACGCTGGGTATGACAGGCACTTATAAAACAGAAGATAATAAATACGCCAGAGTTCGTTGGGACTTTGAAGATGGGTTTTCTGTATACTACTCAGATATGCGTAATTTTGGTACTCTTAAGTTTTTCTCAGGAGATAAATGCCAAACACATTTAAATAAAAAGCTATCTGAGATAGGACCAGATATGTTAAATGAGCCTTGTGATGAAGAAACTTGGTTATCTATATGCGAAAAGAGAAAAAATAATTCTCTAGTAAAATTTTTAATGGAGCAAAAAAATGTATCAGGTGTGGGAAATATTTATAAATCCGAAAGTTTATTTCTATCTGCTTTGGCACCCCATAGAAAAGTGGGCGAGTGCAATGAAGAAGAACTTTTGCGACTTTATAAATCAGTAAAAACCGTACTTAAAAATTCATTGGAATCTGGTGGCGCAACCATCAGAAACTATTCTGATTTATACAACAATCAAGGTGACTACGTAGCTTTCCCATCTAAAGCAGATGATATGATGAAAGCTAGAATAGGGGTAATGGTATACTCTCAAAAAGAAGACCCATACGGAAACCCTGTCGAAAGAATAGTGCTTGATGACAAAAGAACAACGCATTGGTCACCAAAAATTCAATGTTAATTCACGATTATCTAGAAAAATATTCCATAATTTATTCAGATAGGGTAGCTATAAAAGATATAGCTACCTCTATTACTTTGACCTATAAAGAACTTTATAATGAATGTTTATCTAGATCAATTCATATTAAAGAAGAGTTAGTATTTATAGATAGTACAAATATGTTATCTATATTATTAGATATGGTTTCTTGTATGCTAGCAGTTAAACCTTTTTATGTACTAAAACCAATAGCTCCATTTAATATTCCAGATAATTTAAAAAAAGAAAAAGAATTTATCTTAAGTCATTTCAAACCAAAAAATAATGCTCTAGCTATAAGAATATCTAGCGGGTCTACTAGTAGTTTTCCTAAATATTTTTATGCTACTCAAGAAGATAGAATATCTCATTCTTTGGTCATAAATAAAAGACTTGAAATTACCAATGAAGATTCTATAATTTGTTTATGCACTCCTATATATTTTGGACTAGGAGATTCTGCTTTTCTTAGATCTTTACTAGCTGGAGCTACTTTTTTACTTAGTAGTTCTAATGATGAAGATGTTAATTTTAAATACTTATTTACAGAAAAGCCGAGTGTAGTTTTCTCAAGAAGCTCTTATTTGTCCGACTTTGTTCATAGTGCTTATGCAAAAAATAAGATTTTACCAAATATAAGGGTGTGGGATGCTGGAGGCAGTAATTTAAATTATCTAGATGCGGTAACGTTAGAAAATAATATTTTAGCAACTGGAAAAGTAATACAACACTGTAATCGCGCAGATAGTTCCGAGCCGCATATGTGTTATTTAGCGGACCCTCAAGACAAAAGATTAAGAACTGTAGGAAAATATTCTGAGGTAAAAATTGTTGATGATGAGCTATTAATTAAAAAATCAGTTGTTATACCAAGCTTGAATAATACTCAAAAATTTACTGGTAATTGGTATCATACAGAAGATTTAGCTAAGGTTGATGAAAATGGCTATTTGATTATTACTGGAAGAAAAAAACTATTAATAAATTTAGGTTATAAGTATGTTAATCCTATAGAAGTAGAAACAGAAGTTTTAAAATATCCAAATATTAATGATGTAGCTTGTTTAGGGTTAAAAGAAGACGGTGTAGAAAAACTTATTTTATTATTAGTTACTAAAAATAGAAAAAAAGTTAATGAGACTTTATTTGATAAAAATTTATCAAATTCTCTAAATATTTCAATTCATAGCTTTTTATATTTAAAAGAATTACCGTATCTTAAATCTGGTAAATTAGATAGAATATTATTACAAAGTAAATTAGATGTGTACTTTCAGAATAACTAACTATAAAACACAAGATTTACTAGATTCTGATTTAAAATTAGGAGGACCTGATTTTTCTAACACTATTGAGATAAACGGTATTTATTTCACACATCATTTATTAAGTATTACTGGAGAGTTTACTCCTCAACCTATAGTAAAAAATAATTTTTTATTTATGTTAATGGGAGAGATTTATAACTATGATAGTAATTTTACTAGCGATATACATTATGTAATTGATGAATATTTTAAAGACTCTACCTTTTTTATATCTAAACTAGATGGGGAGTATTTAATAATTATTTACGATATTATTAATAATTTAATAAATATCTATACAGATACCTGGAGAACAAGACAAGTTTATTTAGATTTAAAGAAAAATGGGTTATTTAGTATTTCAACTTTAGATAAAGATAAAATTTCTTTAAAAGAAAATAGTCATTATATATTTGATGTAAATAATTTATCTCTAAATATAATTAATAATAGTTTATATAACTGGAACTTAGATCAAAATAATAGTTCTATAGAAGAATGTGTTAATTATTTTGAAAAAGCCGTTCTTAAAAAATACCACCCTAACATGACATTATACCTAAGTGGTGGAGTTGATAGCGTATCTACCGCTCTTTGTTTAACTAAACATAAAAAAGAGTTTAATAGTATAACAGTTATTACTAATAATTTAGAAGATGAAGAAACTATTAATCAGACTTTAGAATTTTCTAAACACTATAATAATCATATTTTTATAGATTATCCCTGCGCTCATAATATAGAAGTTAGAAAATTAGCTAAAAATGTATTTAACAGTAAAGTTAATATAATGGCTAATGGGGCAGATGAGTTAGAAAACTATATTTCTAAGGGAAAATCTAGTTTTACTACTTGGCCCAAAGATTTAACAACTATATTTCCTTGGGAAAACTTTTATGAAGGACAAAATAGAAAGTTATTAAATTTTCATGAATCTATGTGTTTAAAACATGGGATAGAGTTAAGAAGTATATTTTATGACTTAGATTATGCCCAAAGTTGGATAAACATACTTCCCGAATTAAAAAATATAGAGAATAAACTTATTCAAAAACACTATTTAAGAAATTTTAACATTAAATTACCTACTAAAATAGCTGGTATGGGGCAGAGAATAAATGAGTATAATCATTTACATAAAAATAGTAAAAATTTTCTTGCACAGTAGTTAGTTTTTTAGTATGCTAATTATTATGAATTTTAGTTTAAAAACAAATAAAGAATTAGTAACTCATCTTAATTTTCTGCACAAAGAAATTGCAGAGCTAAAAACACGACTAGAGCCGCAGGATATGGGGCATATACACACAACAATTAGTGTATTAGAAACTAGAGTAGAAGAAGTTACACAACAACTTATTAGCGTTTAACTAACCAGAGGGTTTGCCTAATGGAAACCCAAATAAATCTTGCTTAATAGGAGAAATAAAATGGTAAGCAATCAACTAACACTTTTTGACGTAAATCGTCTAACACCTTATGCAGTAGGTTTTGATCGTATGTTCGATCAACTTATAGGCTATGCGAGTCATCAAGCTCAGTCTACTGGATTTCCTCCCTACAACATTCGTAGAGAAGAAAATAAATACTTTATTGATCTAGCAGTCGCTGGACTCTCAAAAGAAGATCTTGAAGTAGAACTAGCAGACGGGGCTCTTACAGTTCGTTCAACTTATGAAGGAATTGATGCTACAAATACAATTTATAAAGGCATTTCTTTTAAGAAGTTTACCCGCAAGTTTACTCTTGCAGATGACATTGTAGTAAATGACGCTGAGTACTCGAATGGTATGCTCACAATTGAACTTGAGCGAATTATTCCAGAAGAGAAAAAGCCTAGAAGTATTACAATTAAGTAAATTTTTTGGAGTAGGGGAGGGCTATAGCCTTCCCCTTTTATTTTTATGAAAAAACTAATAACACTAATAGTAGGTTGTCTTATTTTTTCTTCTACTGTTTCCGCAGAAGAAAGCAAAGATCCTTATGAGGCTACGGAAGGAGGATATGTTCCTCTTCCAATGTTTTGTGGCCCCGCGCCAGGTTTTATGAAAATTTTGCAAAGGCATTATGATCCTGTAAAAAACTGGGTAGAGATAGATGGAGAAAATATTATAACTTATTGGAAGCGAATTGATGATGACAATCAAGAAGCAAATAAATTTGTGATGACAGTAACATTTACTAATCAAATGATGTGTATTCTTTCACTGGGTGATGATATTATAGAAAGATATAAAAGAGCATAAATATGCAATTTAATTACGAAATTACAGAATCTGTGACAGCTGAAACGCTGCCGACAGGACGGACTTACTTTACCCCAGACGGTTCTTACCCTAGTATAACCACACTACTTGGCAAAACTTCTCCAAGTTTAGTTTGGCTACAAAAGTGGAAAGAAAAAGTAGGGGAAGAAGAAGCTGCTCGTATATCTAAAGAAGCAACAGATAGAGGTACTTTAGTACACGAGTATCTAGAAAGATACTGGAATGAAGAAGATATTACAGAAGATTTAGCTAAAGAATCTCCTAAAGTACGTGGACCCGCTAATGCCCTCATACGAGGAACTTCTAAAAATGTTACAGAAGTTTGGGCTCAAGAAATTCCTGTCTGGAGTCCAACATTAGGCTTTGCTGGTAGAGTCGATATGATTGGAAAGTGGAACGACGTTCCGGCTATTATAGATTTTAAAACTTCAAAGAAGTTAAAAAAAGGAAAAGATATTAAAGACTACTATCTTCAATGTTCTGGATATGCTTATGCTCATAATGAGTTATTTGGAACAGATATTAAGAAGATTGTAGTAGTAATTGGAGTAGACGGAGAAGCGGAACCTCAAATATTTGAGCAACGCGCCGTTTTATTTTTGCCTGATTTAAAAAATAGAATTTTAACATATAAGAAGATGAATGAGACATAAAAAACGGAAACTACCTTATAATTATTTAGAAAAGTATTTAAATGTAGACTTAGATAAAAGAGATTATGATTTTATCAGAGGGTGTTTAAACCACCAAAAGCTATATTTTCAACTTAATAATGTGCAGTGGGATACTATTAAAAAGATAGAAAAAAGGTATCTCAATACAGGAGATAAATAAAGTGGTCGATGAAGAACTAACTCCGCATACTGTAATTACTGCGGAAAAAATAGAATCTCTTTTGAATAAAGAAAGAGAAAAATATATTAAGATTATTAATAATCTTACTGACAAAATTAAAGAAGCTGGTTGTGAATTGGAACACCCCTTTGATAGGGAAAGTATGACTGTTTCTAATACTTTATCAGTTAATCTACAGAAAAAATTAGATAGAATTAAAACTAGGTTAGATATTTCTTATAATGAAAATAAAATATCTAAAGTTGAATATGAGTTTATGCTTTTAGTTTTTGAAGATTAAAAATAATTTTATTTGACAAACTATATTAAATAAAGGATAATAAATAATGAATATTGATATTTTAAGAAAACAACTAGAAATAGACGAGGGTGTGAAATATGAGGTATATAATGATCATCTTGGTTATCCTACTTTTGGCGTGGGCCATTTGGTCCTTGAGTCTGACCCCGAATACGGTGATCCCATCGGCGCTCCCGTCAGTGAGTCCAGAGTCATTGAGGCCTTCGAACAGGATTGCGAAAACGTCTTGCGAGACTGCCACATCCTTTACGAAGACTTTGACGATCTGCCAGAGGAAGCTCAACAAGTAATTGCCAATATGATGTTCAATATGGGGCGTCCTCGCCTGAGTAAATTCAAGGGTATGAAACGTGGTGTGGATTCCCGTGATTGGAATGCCGCCGCAGATGAGATGGTTGATTCTGCTTGGTACAGACAAGTACCAAATCGTGCTAAGAGATTAGTAAATAGAATGAGAGCTATAGGAGAAGAATAATATGTTTATTCCAAGTTATGTTGTAGATAGTTTTCAGAGTTGCAAGACAGCAATGACTAGAAACTTAATAGACGACAAAGTTATAGTAAAAATTTGTGAAAGATTTATTAATGCACAAACAGATTTTGCACAAGTTATTATACAAAATAATTTAGAAGTATCTAAATATTCTATAGATTGTTATTTAAATACTTGGTTTCCTAAACCAAAAAGAGATAAAGATGACTAGAATAATGTCTGACAAATTACTTTGCAGAAATTGCAACCATGAATGTCATTGTCATACTACTAAATGTGATCAGTATGTTGGTATAGGAATGTCAGACAAATCTGAGACTTGTGGTTGCTTAGATTGTAATTGCAAATCACTATTTCCAGATTGGGGTTAAAAATGTTTAATCATTTAAAAGAAAATAAAGAAGCATATCTAATTCATTTTAAATTCGCTTTTACTAGATCTATGAAAAGTTACTACGTAGCTACTGCTTTACTAATTCATAGTATTCTACCTTGTATTTTTATAAAAACTTTTAGTAATTTTATTAATAAACAATATAATGATATATTGGAGAGACATAAAAAGTGAGTAAATACCTTATTTTAATAATAGTTTTAATGGGAGGACTAGGCTATTGGTATTATACTGATAGCCAAAAACGTATTAAAATACTAACTGAAAACAATGCTAAACTCGAAGTAGCTAATAAAACCAACCAAGAAACTATTAACACTCTTCAGGCAGATTCTAAAAAGTTTTCGGAATTAAATTCTACGTTACAGAAGCAATTACAAGAATCTGAGGCTTATGGAGATGAATTAAGAGGAAAGCTACGAAAGCATAATCTAACGGCTCTAAGTGAGAAAAAACCTGCGTTAGTAGAAGGGAAAATAAATGATGCAACAAAGAAAGTTTTTGAAGAAATCGAAAAAGAAACTGGGTTTGTTCAGCGGTCTGTTATTAAGTAGCTTTATTTTAACCGGATGTTTTAGTTGGACAGAAGAAAAAGTGGTTGTTCAAACTAAAATAATAAAACCAAATATACCTACTCAAGCTAAACCAAAACCTGTTCAAATGAACAAGGTAAAATTTTATGTTGTAACTAAGAAAAATTTAAATGAATTTATGGCTAAATTTGAAAAAGAAACAGGAGATGTAGTTTTTTATGCTATTAGCGTTCGCGACTACGAAGATTTAGCTTTAAATTTAGCTGATTTAAGAAGATATCTTCAGCAACAAGATAAAATCATAGTTTATTATGAAAAAGCTATAAAAGATATTCCAGAAGAAAAAATACCTCAGAGGTAAAGTCTAAGTAATATAAAAACTTACTTTAAAAAATTTCTACTGGTAAATTATAAAAAACGCAGGTATACTAGGTATAAGTATACCTGCGTTTTTGTATTTTTAGGAGAGCATAAATGGACTTTTTAAAACTAGTTTCTGAGGTGGGTTTTCCGATTGCGGCTGCGATTGCAAGCGGGTTTTTTGTTTTTACAACAATGAAATTTATATTAGATAGTGTTATGGGATCCGTAAAAAGTATGCAAGGAATTATTATGTCGCTAGATAATCGTGTTAAAACAATGAATCATGATTTGATTAGAATTGATGTTTTAATGTCTACTGCGTTAGGTACTAAACCAGATATAGATAGAATTGCTAGAGC